TTCAATTGTTTTTAAACTTTCTATTAAATTTAATGGGATTTCTGTTTCGTTGGAATCTATATAAGTTTTTAATGCGTAATGAACAACGAGTCGTGGTTCCTGTTGAGAATAGTCAAAGCTCCCCCACGTACAACCTTCATCAGGAATAAATAATTCTCTCATTCGTTTACCATAGTATCCTTTAGCAGGAATTTGTTGTAGGTTTGGATTACTCATTGAAAATCTGCCTGTAACCGTTCCTCCTTGATCGGATCTAATTTGATTTATATCTGCATGGATTCTTCCATTATGTACGAAACCTAATAGACCTTCAACAAATGTATTTTTAACTTTGTCACACTCTCTTGCTATTACAATCATACGTAAGAAACGATTCTTGTGAGTCTTAAGATAATCTTTTGGAAGTTGAGGTAATCCAGACTTGGGTGTTTTCTTATAATCTGTAATTTCTTGGTTATCTAATAATTTTTTAATAGAAGAAGCAGCCCAGATTTGTACATCGACACTTGTTCGATCTTTTATTAATTTAATTAGATTAACTCTACGTTTGTCTAACCATTTTCCAAAAATCTTAGCTTTTTCGACATCTATTTTAACTCCTTTGAATTTCATGTCAACCAAACAAGGAAACAATTTTGTTTCTAATTCAAAAATTTTTCTACAAGTTTTTTCTTCAACGAGGTTGCCTTCTTCGTTGTATTTAGTATATAATACTTCGTCCAAATGTTTTGTGTCAAATAATTCCCACAGTTTTAAAGTTAAGTTTACATCTTGTTCTGCGTAATCTTTTACTAAATGATAAGGGAGCTTGTGCATGTTAGTCATTGGATCTTTTATTGTTCCATTAGACCAGTCTAAAACTTTAGTTGCTAAATCGTATTTATATTTAGTTTCGTTTAAATAATCTTTACTAATAGAATCTAATGAATATCTCATTCTTGTTTCATCAATTACAGAAGTTGCTATCATTGTGTCGAGTAATGGTCCTCGCGGCATCTCTCCAGTTGCCGATCTAATCCAACATACGTCGTACATGGCATTGTGAAAAACCTTACGTAAACCCTTGTTTTTAAACACTTTTTCGTTCAAATAGTTCCATGTTTCTTTAGTGTTTAAATTATCTGTCATGTTATGTGCAATAGGAAAATATAAAGTTTGGTTCTTTGTAGCTATAGCTATGCCACAAACAAAACCATCTTTTCTAACTGCACCAGACCCTTTTGTTTTTAAATTAGGATCATAGGTTTCTAAGTCAACTGCAACAGTATCTATACCTTTTAAATCTAAATCACTTAACTGTGGAACAGCACACATTATTTATTTTTCTCCGGATAATCACGATCAATTGCCATTTGACAATAATGAATTGCTTTCTCTAAATCTTGTTTTTGCCCTTTTTGCTTATGACGACATAAATATTTAATCGCATTTCCTTCGGCAAAGGGTAAATTATTTTTATTTATAAATTCTGAAGGTTGAATCGTCATCGATTGATAATGATCTCCCCCTACTTGTTTTTTATATACCTCATTCATTTTTTCTCCCTAATGTTGTTTTATATTTTCCTGGGCTTTTTGCTAAAGTCCAGTAATCAAAGATTCCTCTACTGTACGCTGTGTACGCTAGTCTTAATTGAGTAAACCAATCTTCTCTTCGTGTTAGAGTATGGTCTACAATAACATTATCAAATGTTAGGCCCTTGACTTCATGAATATTTCCATATTTAATTTGAATGTTCTTATCAAAATCAAAACCTTTGGCTAAGACTTTTTTAATGTAAATTAATTTTTCTTTTGTAGTTTTAGAAGGAACTCTAATCAAATCAAAGTCCCTGTATTGTTTACAGTCTGGTTTTAATAATCCTTTAGTTATTAAATTATCTATGGTGTAATCTTCTTCACGCCAGCCATCAAAAATTTTAGGGTCTGCCTTACCCCTAATAATAACTTTACTCCCTATGTACTCCCAAAAATGTTTTATTTGAAGAAGTCTCATTGGTACACCTTTTACAAACTCGGGCCATAGATGATGAGCTCTTAGTTCTTTTTTAGATACATGAGCTGAATTTTTAACATATGCATACTCTAATCCGTGTCTATCAAAAAATTCGGTACACCTATATTTCCTGGCGTTTCCTCTGTATGTAAATAAAAATGTTTGATTAGTGTTTTTTATTTTATCTAATAAAATATCTAAATGGCTAGAACCTTCGAAGTTAGATAAATAATAGCTGTTGCCTTTAATAACTTCTCCTATATGGCCCATATTATGCTTCTCAGTGTACCGAGCCGGTGTCCATATTCTATGAGAGCCATAGTGGTCCCAAATAGGTTGAATGATCTTCTTACATAATTTATTTATAGCTTCACTACATCGTAAGCCTTCTTTTAATTCTTTATAAGGATGAGCAGCTAATTTGTGATATTTGTCTGCATCTGAGCCTGCATATTCAAATAATGTTTGATCTGCGTCTCCAACTAAATAATAGTGACCTTCTTTTACATTTGTTGCCATTTTTTCAATAGCTTTGGTTTGAGGAACATTACTATCCTGACATTCATCTATAATGACTGCATCAATGTCTGGTTCCCTAATATCTGGATGATTAAAATCTTCAATCATATCTGTGTAATCACATTTATTATTATCTTTTTTGTATTTTTCATATATGGGAAGAAGTTCTTTAATTAATTCCATAGTATAAGGCTTATAAGATTTTTGATCACAGACTCTCCAATACTCATTATAAGTCATACCACGTCCTTTAGCATCTGATCTAAATTTATATAGAGGGTGTTTATCGACATCTGTTGAAGAATCTCTACCAAATAGTCTATTTATGTTAATTAAATTTTTATGGTCTTCGTATTCAAATTTGTCCTTAGGTAATAATCTCTTTTTACAATAACGATGTATGGTGCATATTTTATACTTCATAGATTTTTCGGTAAAACCTCTTTCTTTCATTGCAGGTAATGCTAAAACTGCATCTTTAATTTGATTAGCAGCTACCTTTGTATGAGAAAGAATAATTATTTTGTCTGGGTGGTATTTAAGTAATAATTCTTTATAAAGGTCTAATATAAAACCATGAGTTTTACCTGTACCTGGTGGACCTGCAATAAATCTAGGTTGCATCTTGTTCAAAATCTATCGCCTCCGGTTCTTCAGTATAGTCTCCCTCTAAAACTATATCTTCATTTTCAAGGTCGGGATTCTCTATTCTCCAAGATACAAGAGATTTTTCCTGGTAATGTCCGTGTATCTTCTTCGCCTTTAATATATCTTGAATATTTAATACTAAATCAACTCTTTTTAAATTTACTTTTTGACTTTGTAAATAATCTTCAAATTTATTTAATTTAAATTCTAAATAGTTCTTTGATTTATTAAACCAAGGTAAATCATAAGCAAATAATTCTTTTTTATCGGTAAAAGCTTTCTCTTGTTTAATGTAATTAGTAAAATGTTTTACAAAGACTAGAGCTTCGTCAGAATCTTCTACGGAGTTTTTTGCTTTTTTTCTTGTTTCAAATTTCATTCTCATAACTGCTTCAAAATCATCAGTTTTCATCCGAGGAATCCAAACCTGCGCTTGTGTTACAACCGCATCATAAAATAATTTTCGATTCATGAGCGTTGGTCCGCTCACTCTAATTATTTTTGTAAAAGGCTCTCCCTCTAATTTACCTGTTACTTTTATCTTGTATCTGTCGTGACCACAGTCAACGATGTCTCCGATAGATTCATCTGCAATTACTTTAACATCGGCTAAAGATTTGTCTTCTGCCCCCACCCAACTAAATAAATGTGCAATGGTTTTTACTTCACACTCGAGTATTTCAGCAAGTTTAGGCATCCCAAAAATTCTATTTCCTTTTCTAGCTGTTGTACCTTTAAGCTTTCTATTTTCAGCTTCGTCGTCATTAGAAATGTCTGCTGTTTGATAAATAAAATTATTTATTTCTTCATCATCCCAATCAGTGTGTTTGACTAAAACTCCTGCTATAGCTGTACAGTATTCATCTCTTGAGCCTTTGGGTGCATACAAAAGAGAGAGAGCAGTAGCTAATGCTATCTTTCTTAAAACTTTATTTAGATCACCTATGTATTCGTTAAAACCTTCGTACTTCTCCCACCTTACATACTCATGATCTTTACTATGTAATGAACCTGGAACTATTGTATAGTTTGATGTGCTACTTCTTATTTCACATAAACAATTACCATGTTTAGCATACTCAACATATTTTGTAAGATCAGTAGGTAATTCAAATTTTTGTGGTGGTAAAACATTTTTCCATACATAATGACTACTTGGATTATGATTTCTGCCAAAAACAGCGTCACATTTTCCTAACCATAACTTTGCAAATTCTTTTGCTTTAGGATTGTCTATATCAAAATCAACTAGACTATCTAATCTTAATCCTAAACTTCTATCTAAATATTTATTTTTCCATTCTTCTTTCTTGATATTAAAATCTTTGGATTGCCATTTTCTAGCTATAGCTCTACTCCCATCACAAGGGATTAAAGTATAACCAAGATTATACCAATCTTCATAAGTGGTCGGACCACCATTAATTTTTTTTTCATCAATCATATTTTAATGGGCGGTTTCACTCTCGCTCTGCCGCCCACTCCCTAGGAATTATAAGTTGATGGTTTTTTTGGTTGCTTCTTGATTTTCAGGTTTAACTTTCACTAAACCCTTGCTGTTTTTCTCAGCAAAATTTTTAGCAATTGCATAAACACCTTTATCTGTAACCGGACCAACTTTAGATACATCCCATCCAAACCATGTTCCTTTGTCATTTGACATTTGAACAGTCTTTAGATTATAAATGTGGCTATATGTTGGCGGTGTGAATAAGCCGTTCTTACCTTGAAGTTTAAGACCCATCATGATTGAATTCCATTTACGACTAATCTTTAATTGAGTAGCCTTCATAGATATCAACGCTGTTGATGGACTTTTACCCATAAGAATCACAAAGTGATTAGCAGTGTTTTCCAGATAATTACCATTTGGTAATCTATCCTTCCAAGATTTATCACGAGTAGTTGTACTCACGATATCACTGTCTGCACTGTGGATTGCTACAGGAGCATTTCCAGATTGACCTCTGTCTTGCCATTCGACATATTGTCTTTCATAATGGACTGGTATAACATTTATACCTGTTGTTCCATCATAAAGCTCTTTGGTCACGCTATTTACAATCATTCCAGGTTCTGCCCCGTTAATAAATTTAGCATTTTGTTTATTAACCTCTGGAGATAATTGTCCCAAAACTTTCAGAAATGGTAATGCAAGATCTTCTTGCGTCATATTCTGAGAGCCCGCATTTGCATCAGCTTCGAAAAGATTCGTAGCCAAAGCACCTGCTTCTTCTTTTTTTTGTACTTGGTTCATGTTTATTGTTTCCTTTTTATTGTTGTTTTATTTCCAACAAATATGTTGAAAAGTTCCGTTGGCATGTCTTTACCTGCCTCAATACGCTCACGGACTAACGCTTTAAGAGTCATGGGCTCAACCTTCAACTTTTGTGTCGGTTGAAACCCACGCTC